ACTTATGAAGAAGGTCAAAAAGGTAAGCTTATTGGTTTACCAATGGGAAAAGGTTTAGAAACTATTTCTAGAGCTATTGGTGGAGTACAGAAAGGTAAGAACTATATTGTAGGTGCTGCTCCTAAAGTAGGTAAATCTACACTTGTAGATTCTGGATTTGTTATAGAGCCTTGTTTGTATGTATTACACTATAACGGTTTAATAGATAGACAACTAGAATCTTTAACTCCTTCTACTCCAGAGTATGTGAGTCTACAAGCTAGTAAAATAGACTTAGATATTATCTATCTTTCTTATGAAATAGATAGAGTAGGGAAAGAGTTTGATTTTTGTTGTCATTTTCTCTACAGAGATTATGGACTTGACAAAGTTATTTTAGAATCAGGAAAATTCTATAAAGGAAATAACTTTGTTCCTATATCTTCTGAGTATCTTATGGGTCAACTGGTTTATGATTCAGAAGATATTAATGAGAGAGAAGTAATCAAGATACCTAAAGATGTAGAAGATAGAATTAAAGCTGTTTATTTAAACAGAATACTTCCTTTATTTGGTAAGTATAATTCTGAAGGAGAAAAGCTTACTCAAGGTCTTATCAAAGTCATAGAAAATAAAGACAATCCTACAGGAATTAGGAATGATTTATTAGCTTATGCAGAAACTAAAGGTAAGTTTCTTTATTCAGAAGTTAAGAATAAGCATGGTCAAGTTTTTAAAAGAAAAATTGGCTACACTTACACAAATCCTAATCAATTTACTTTGGTTGTTACAGACCACATTCGTAAATTGATACCTGAAAGAACCTTTAACTTAAAGCAAACTGTAGACAAGTATTCTGAATATACTGTGGAACTTAGGAATCTCTGTAAGTTTTCTTTTGTGCATATTGTTCACTTAAATAGAGCAATGAGTGATGTACAAAGAAGAAAATTAGATGATGATAAAGTTTATCCAACATCAGATGATATTAAAGAAACGGGTGAAGAAAAACATAATTATGTTTTTATTTGTTTAATACCCTCCAATGTAGTGTATTTGTAAAAACAAATAAAAATAATTAAAAACGCCCCTTGTAGTAGTGATACTACAAAGCAAATTGGGAGAATTCAGGGAAAGTCTTAACAAGTAGTGTTGAAGATAACCTTGAGCCGAGTTTAGTTTTAAAAGAACTAAAAAGGTGCAACGACTAACTCTTGAAACTGTGTAAACAGAAAATAATAGAGACACGAGAACCCAACATCTTATTTGTAAGATGATGATATAGTCTAAGCTGTATAGAAATATACAGAAATAGTTGATTAAAAGAACAACTATGGTAATAAAACTGAACCTATCAGAAGATAGTAATTACATTTTTACAATGTTTAATCCTAATGATGATAGATATAATTTAAACAAACATTTTGGAGATATTATTAGAAACACAAACGGCTCTTTAAAATACCCAAATATGAGAACTGTTCATTTAGTAGAATCAAGACATTGTGAAGCACCTCAACATTTTAGAGTTAATATGTTAGGTGGATTAAAAACATTTAAACAATTTAAAATTAAATAAATATGGCTAAAATTTTAGTGCTTGCTAAGAGTGGGTTTGGTAAAACAACTTCTATTGGTAAGGTTGAAGCAATTGGAAATAAAGGTTTAGAACCTAAAGATACATATCTTATAAGTTCTACTTCAAAACCATTACCTTTTCCTAAAAGTAAAGTGTTATATCCTCTTACTAATTTGCAGTATTTAGATACTAGGGGAACAGTAGATGTTAAGTCTTTGTCTTCTGGTAAAAGAGTAGTGTCAAATGTTCCAGGAACTGTTACTGCTGTTTTACAAGCTTTAGTAAACTCTCCATTTAAGAATATTGTGTTAGATGATTTTAATTATTTGATGCAGGACTGGTACATGGATAATGCTTTAGCAACAGGTTGGGATGGTCCCAAAAAGATAGGTTACTTTATTGGTCAAATTTTTAAAGCAATTGAAACCTTAGATGTAGCAGGCAAGAATATATTTGTACTTGCTCATGGTGAAGAAGAAAAATCAGAAGGAGACCAAAGAGTATATGTAAAAATGAAGACTACAGGGAAAATGGTTGACTCTTACGTTACTCCAGAAGGTAAATTTGATGTAGTTCTTCTTGGTATAAGTTCTTTTAACTCCTCTGAAAAAAGGGTTTGTAAGAATTTTTTGACTAATGAAAATGAGTTTTATAGCTCAGCAAAATCTCCTATTGGAATGTTTGATAAAGAGTTTATACCTAATGATTTGGGTATTGTTGTTGACAAATTAAAAGAATATTACGGAGAGTAATACAAGTGTTATCTTAATATAAAAACATAAAAAATGTCTGAGACAAAACAAAAAGTTAAAGTTAGTGAAGTATTAAAAATGTTAGATGAAGGTCTACAAAGACCTGAAATTGCAGAAATATTAGACACTCCTTTAAGTGTACTACAAAAAACAGTATTTCAACACCCTAAATTAAAAGGAAGGAAAGCTAAAAAAGTTTATGACATAGAGGTCATAGATGATACAGGAGAAGAGATTACTAATCAAGAAGAAGAAATTACTAATCAAGAAGAAGATTTTGAAGTAAGAGAAACTGAAGAAAACGCAGAAGAAGTTGCACAATCTTGGGATAATTAATTATTAACTTTTAAAAATTATATAGTATGAGTAAATTAATGAATTATGGCTATGTGCCAGATAATGATGAAAGCCTACAATCTAAAGATAGAGGTTCTTTTGGGGGTAATTTTGGTTGTGTTTACATTACTCAGTTTGAGTATAAAGAAAATGTAGCTAAAGAAGGTGAGCCAGAAAGAGAGGCTATTGAAGTTGTTATTAATATCAAACAAGGAGAGAGTAAAACTTGGTTTTCTCCAATTAATAAAGTGTTTGGAGATAAGAATGAAGAGTTACAAGCAGACCATAAAGATTATGCAAATAATTACAATGCTGCTGTACTACAACAAAATGCTGTAGTTATTCATTACTTAAAAGCTTTAGGTGTATCTGAGGAGGCTATTAAAAATGCTCTATCTCAAGGGTTTACAAGTTTTAAAGCTTATTCAGATGCTATTACAGCATTGATTCCTGCTGGATTTGAGAAAAGACCTTTAGATTTGTTTCAAGAATACCAATGGAATATTGGTAAAAAAGCTAGTGGAGAGTTAAATGAAAAGACTTATCCACAAATTCCTAGAAACATGAAAGGTGGTTACTTTTTAGTTACAGCTCAACCTGGAAGTTGGAAAGAAGTAGTTGGTGATGATGGTTCATTGTCTTATGTGAATGCAAATGGGGTAGAACACCCATTTAAAAGAAGCAGTAGATTTATGAAAAGTAACAAGGGAACTCAACAATTTCTCAATTCTCCAAGCTCAGAAGTAGGAGTAGCTCAAAATCCTATGGCTCAACAAGGAGCTCCTCAACAAACAGATTGGGGACAATAAAATCAATTTAAAAATCTTTTTAGTATGTATAAATTTGAATCAGATGATCTTAATCGAGGAGGGTTTATTACTAAAAAAGATATTTTAAAATTTGTTTCAGAGTATGATATATTTCAGTTTGCAATAGGTTACAAACCTGAATTAGATAAAATGTACTATTCTCCTTTTAGAGAAGATAAAAATCCTGGATGTTTTTTTGATGTTTATAATGGCAAACTCTATCTTATAGATTATGGTGCTAACAGAAAAATTGAAGGGATTAATCTCTTTAGTGTAGATTGTTTTCATGCTGTTATGCTAAGATTTAAATTGTTTGATTTCAATAAAGTCTTAAAATTATTGCATGCAAATCTATGCACAGGAAAAAAAGTACAGTACAATTCTATTCAAATAAAATCTACACCTAAGCCAGAAACTATCATAATTCCTTTCTCTAGGTTCTTTGATAGTAGAGATAAAAAGTATTGGTCTCAATATTACATTTCTAGTAAGAACTTAAAGGAAGATAAAGTTATGGGAGTTAAAGCTTACACTTTGAGAAAAAATAAGATTAGTAAATCTTTTGTCTCAAGAGAAATAGCCTATTGCTATACTGATTTTTCTTCTGGACATAAAAAATTATATTTTCCAACAATAAAAAAAGATGATAGACATCCAAGATTTATTTCTAATTGTGATCAAAATGACATAGGGGGAACATCATATTTGCCACCTTTAGGAGAGAAATTGGTTATTACTAAGTCTTACAAAGATTGGAGAGTATTAAAAAATGTAGGATATGATTGTATATGGTTACAAAATGAAGGTTGTTATCCTGAAAGACTTAACTCTTACCTGAAAAGATTTGACAAGACTGTTATATTTTTTGACAATGATGATGCAGGAATTTTTGCTTCTAA